CCAATACGCGCTCAAGGCGCACGGCGGCATCCATAGTGAGGGTAGCTTTCCCATTGATGAGATGGCTGACGTGCTTTTCGGTATAACCAAGCCGTTCTGCTAGCTCGGTCTGAGACCAGCTTCTCTCTTCGATGAGATCTGAAATTGATTCGCCGGGGTGGGAAATCCAATCCGGAGCGAATGGAGCGCTTTGCTCAGTCATGATAATCCCCAATTTGTTCAATGCAGACGATGGTTACTCGGGACCAGTCAATGCTCCCATCAGCATCTGTCGGACAAGGGTCGTTATCAGGCGAAAAAACCAGCCTCCACCCTCCAGCAAGGTCCAGCGCAAGCTGACCTGCTCGATCGCCTTTGAGCGGATGAGGGTTTCCAGCGACAAGGTCTGTCACTTTTTGAGCTGCTTCTAGTGCGGTAAGCCTGATGCGAAGTTTCTTCGCACAATCAGCGCCGAGCTTTTTTTGAGCAGTAGCCTGCTTTTCACAAAGCTCGCGGATTTTCTTGTCCTTGAAATTGATCTCCAAGCCTACCTCATCTTAATAGGTCTTTACCTGCTTGGTAAAGATTAGATGCCCTGTAGCGACGAAACGTTACGTACAAGGGAAGAAATTTACAATTCCCCGGTTCGCCTACTGACCCAGTGCTCGCTCGCTCCGCGGCCGAGAAGAGCATCCACCCGGGCTCGTGGAGGCTACGCAGGGGCGACAGCAGACTTACTGCCCCATGATCTCCCGATACCGCTTCTGGTATTCCTCGTAAGGCAGATCTTGTTGCATCAACTGCTGAACGCGGGCTTCGCGAGAGTCTACGGAAGCGGACTGCATTGGCGGCCGATACGTTGACGTGGATCCTAGTACCGCCCTACTTCCTGCCTCAGGATTTCCCAGGCACTGGTACTTCACGACCATTTCCGAGGAGGCGCACCCGAAGTAATTGCTGGAGGTGCATCTCATGATCCTGCTGCCGAATTTTGCCGAGCCCTGATAGCCCCAGGCTTCGCAGCGGTCCTTGGCGATGGCCAGTGCTTTATTGAAGTCCGATTCGCCGAACGCATTGGGCCCTTGGAAAGCGACCGTAATCATGCCGTCGGCTCTGCTCCCATCGAGCGCAAATATTTCGTTAGGTGTGTGGGCGCAGCCGGTGAGTGCCAGGACTGCTATGGAACAAAGGGTTTTGATGTAATTCAAAGTGACATCCGTTTCTTCTGTAGGGGGCTGATTCAGCAAATTCAACGTCACGCCCGATTAGTTGGCGCTATCACACATGGGCATCGACTGGCGACGCTGATCGGGATCTGAGATTCGCATAACCCGAGCCATGCACTTGTCGTAGTCGGATCCTGATCTGATTGCAGGAGCTGGATTCTGGTTGCTCGCGGCCGGAGGCGTGCCCGCGGAGTTAATCTCTAATCTCTGGCCGCCCAGGTACTCTCGCCCACCGGCCGTAATGCAATTGAATTGCTCTGGATTCTTCAGGCGTGCGGCAAATCCCCAAGATTGAGGTCGAGCCCAGGCAAACGCTCCAATTTTCTGCCGATCCTGCTGCTTAAACACGATGTCTCCGCCCGATTTCCGAACGACCTCGGACAGGGCGCCCCTCGTTCCAGCTTAGCCACCGTATGTTTGCTGGTTGGCAACTGCACGTCCAAGTAGGGTGTATTCGGCCCCAGCCGGTAGAGGGCCTGGCAGAAGGCAAACCGGCCCGCCGTAGTAAGGCATAGGCGCCGAAGATCCCTTCACCGGTTGCACGACGGACTTCGAGCCACATCCAGCGAGGACAATGAAGGCTGTAACTCCGATCATGAGCCGGTACTGCATACGAATTCCTTTTCGGTGGCGATTGCTAGGCCTTTCGGGCATTCCAGATCAACAGGACTTTCGCATGAATCGTCACGTCTTCGATCCTCGCGGTCTGGTTTTCATAATGCTGGTTGTCCGAAATCAATCGGTAATGTTCTTCATCCATACGCATGACGCGCTTGATGTATAGCTCCTGGTGCCAGGTCATCACGTAAATGCCCTCGCCGGCAAAGTCATTGATCCCGCGGTCAACGATGACTAGGTCTTTGTCGTTGATGGTGCCTTCCATAGACTGGCCCCAGCCGGTAATCATCGCGAGAGCACTGGCCGCAGTGTATGTGACACCCTTCTCGCGAAGGATCTCCTCGCGAACAACCAGATTGCGCACAGCTTCGTTGTAATCGGGCGGCACTTGGCCGTGCCCCATTGCGGCGCGAATGTCGTACTGGGGTATGAGAATTTCTTCGTTGGTCGGCCGCAGACTGACCAAGTTCGCTGGCAGCACATTCGCGGACCCGTCTTCCGGCTCCTCTGCGGCGGCGACTATCCGTTGACGGGCTTCAGGTGAGAACCCCTTCACCTTCGCCAAGGACTGCTTCAACTGGTCCATAGCGGAGAGCCCAGGAGCTGGTGGCGTTTGGGATTCAAGCGCTACCGGACTGACTAATGAACCGCTAGGCAGACCGATCTTCTCTTCCAGATTTGCAGCCGCCTTCTCGCCGAGGTTCCTGTGCCCATTAAGAATCTGGGACAGGTACGACGCGTCGAGGCCGTGCTGATTTGCGAAATCTTTTTGTGAGGCTCCAGCCATCACGGCTTTGAGGGCCTTCACCCGAATTTGTTTGATGTCCATTTGCCAATAATCGCTCCCAGTTAGCAAACAGTAAATTACGGTCTGCTATTGCTCCGTGCATTAGCAGTTGCTAATCTGCACGATAATACGGAGGCCTACCCATGACCCTGCACGAGTACATCAAATCCCTAGACAAAGTGGCGCTTGATAGCTTTGCGGCTCGATGCGGCACCAGCCTAGGCCAGTTAAAACAAGTCGCTTACGGATACCGCCGCCCTGGTGCCGCTTTGACTATCAGTGTCGAGCGCGAGTCGGATCGATCCGTCAGCTGCGAAGAGATGCGCCCCGATATTGACTGGGCCTACCTCCGCAATTCGGAGCCTTCCCAAACAGCGGCTTGATTCGCTGCCCTTGGAAACATTCTGCAACGGGTGATGGCACGCAGCCACTGAAACAAAAATGAGGTTTTACGAATGGACGAATTTCTGCGGGCTTGCCAAAGCGCGGTCCTGGACAACGAAGCGAAGACGCTGGCAGGCCAGATGGGCGTCCCACACGTGAGCCTTCTTCAGCGCGCAAACCCCGACAACGATGCTCATCACCTGACCATTGAGCATCTGTTCGGGATTTTGCTGCACACCGGTGACATGCGCCCGCTCGAGGCCTTGGCCGTTAAGTTCGGATACGCGATCGTGAAAACCGTTGCTCCAGCAGCCATCGACGTTCACCAAGCGTTGGGCCGTGTTGCGCTGGAATTCGCCGAGCTGACCGTAGAGACGCACAACGCGATGAGTGATGGCCGTGTGGATCAGGTTGAGCGCGCCCGAATCATGAAAGAGATCGGCCATGTAAAGGTTGCGGTCGCGCAGTACGAAGCATCAGTGAAGGTGGCTTGAGATGAACAGCAAAGCATTTTGGGAGTTCGCAACGGCACTTGGCTGGATCGACCTCGAACAGTTGCGGCCTGCAATGACTGGCACTGATCGGTTAATAGCTCTCCAGGCAATCGCCAGTCGTGCAACTGGCTCACCGGCTGAGGCCGGTCTTCAAATCCTCGCGGGTATCGCCGTACTGAATGATGGAGCCAAGAGCCCTGCTGTAGTGCTTTGGCCTAAAGAGCTTCAGTTGATCGGGAGCGAGCTTGATCGTGCCGCTTGGCATGAATCGGAACGGGACCGTTTGACTGCCAAGGCGGCATCCGACAAGAAAACCGCCGAACAGTACTGGGCGAACTCCTTCCTCAATCCTGAGCGACGCGCGCCTCAAGGTCAGCCCGGACATCAGCAGGCACTAGGTCACCAAGGGTGCCCAACAGTTCCTGAACGTCCTGAGCAGGAATTCGAACTTTCTGGAGCTCAGGCCGAAGAACATCAAGTAGGTGCGACTCATTCATCTGGCGCACCTCAGCAAGAGGCCAATGATGAGTCGTAGAAATATAGACGTGAAGCGGTTCTCGATCCTGAATTTTCTCCCATGGAAAGTAGAGCCGATCACGAACTTCAGCTTCAAAGCGGGCCATCAGAAACCTGGGGTACGAGTAATAGATCTGGTCTATGTGGTGACCCAAGTACGGATGGTTGCTGATGGATGGAATCGTCACGCCCGTCGCGTTTGCGATGGCCTGGAATTGATTTGCGGCACTCATCTTAAAACGCATATGTCCGGCCTCCGTGGCCTTTTCGTTTGGAAGCCAAAAGCTACCACGGATGCGCCGGACGCCTAAATCGCAGGCACAAAAAAGCCGGGGTGCAACCCGGCTCTTTCAACAACACTTGTGAGGCCGATTATGCACAGCACACTCACCCAGAGCAATAGCCCCCCTGATTCGTCAGTTTTCCCGGCGCAGCGCAATCTAGCGCGTCAGGTGATGTCGTCTCGCGAGATCGCCGAGCTGACCGGCAAGCGCCACGATAACGTCAAGCGCACCATCGATACGTTGGCTGGCGATCGGGTAATCAGTTCTCCTCAAATTGAGGAAAACCCCGCCAGCGTGGGTCGTCCGGGGAGGCATTACCTGATTGGCAAGCGCGACAGCTTTGTGATTGTTGCCCAGCTCAGTCCCGAATTTACCGCGCGCTTGGTTGACCGGTGGCAGGAGCTTGAAGAGCAGACCGCCCCACGCATCCCTGCGAACTATGCCGAGGCCTTGCAGCTCGCCGCCGACCAAGCGCGGGAGAACAGCCACCTACTGGGTGTGATTGAACTGCAGGCGCCGAAGGTGGCCGCCATCAAGCGCCTTGCCGCTGCCGAGGGCGCGATCTGCATCACCGACGCAGCTAAGCAACTCGGAATGCCACCGTCGAAGCTCTTCGACTGGATGCACCAAAACCGCTGGATATACCGTCGTGGCGGTTCTACTCGTTGGATCGCCCGTGAGCCGCGCCTCCGGTCCGGCTACCTCAAACACAAAGTG